CTACAAAAAATAGAAGATTCTTTAACTTAGAATATTTATATATATAAAAGTATTTATTATTTAGGAGAAAATAAATGGCAACAATAACCAACGAAGGTGGACCTTACGGAGCTAATGGTGATGCGTCAAGTGGTTCATTCGGTACAGCAATAACAACTGGTAACCACGGTAGGACTAATTTAGGTAAACATTACCCAGCACCAATTAAAGATGACGCCAAATTTGGTGAAATCAAAACAATTAGTGATGGTAAAATTAATCACTTAACTGGTTCTTTAGCTGGTTCAAGTGGATTTATAGTCCAAACAGCCGGTGAAATGGTAATTTCACCAACTAAAGGTGATGCAATACGAGCTGATGTTTTTACAGCAAAGACCTTGTATGAAATTGGAATTGCACAAATTAGTGGTAGTGGAACAGTTCACATAATTTATTAATATGGAACGTAATTCCAAAGGACAATTAAAAGATGTAATTAAAAAAGAATATGTAAAGTGTGCTTCAGACCCTATATATTTCTTGAAAAAATATTGTTTAATACAACACCCAATAAAAGGTAAGATACCTTTTCATTTGTACGACTTTCAAGAAAAAACAGTTGAAGACTTTGTACAACATAGACTTAATGTAATCTTAAAAGCTCGTCAGTTAGGTATTAGTACTTTAACTGCTGGGTATTCTCTATGGATGATGACATTTCATCAAGATAAGAACATCTTAGTTATCGCTACAAAACAAGAAGTAGCAAAGAACTTAGTAACAAAAGTTCGTGTAATGCATGCAAATCTTCCGAGTTGGTTAAAACAACCTTGTGTTGAAGATAACAAGTTAAGTTTAAGATACAAAAATGGTTCTCAAATAAAGGCTGTATCAAGTGGTGAAGACTCAGGTCGTTCAGAAGCGTTATCTTTATTGATACTTGATGAAGCAGCGTTTATTGATAGAATAGATACAATATGGGCTGCAGCGTCTCAGACATTATCAACTGGAGGTCAATGTATAGCATTATCTACACCAAATGGTGTTGGTAATTGGTTTCACAGAACTTGGATGGATGCTGAAGATGGAGTAAATGATTTTAATTTTATTAAACTTCATTGGGATGTACATCCTGATAGAGGACAAGAGTGGAGAGATGAACAAGATGGGTTATTAGGACCATCTCTTGCAGCTCAAGAATGTGATTGTGATTTTATTACATCTGGTCAAAGTGTAATTGACGGTGTAATTTTAGAAGAGTATAGAACTACACAAGTTAAAGAACCAATGGAAAAACGTGGTATTGATTCAAATATTTGGATATGGAAACCACCTAATTACACAAAAGATTATATAGTATGTGCTGATGTTAGTAGAGGTGATTCAACAGACTACTCAGCGTTTCACGTTATTGATATTGAGAATGTAGAACAAGTAGCAGAATACAAAGGTAGAATATCTACAAGAGACTATGGTAATATGTTAGTTAATATTGCAACAGAGTACAACAACGCATTATTAGTTGTTGAAAACAATAATATAGGTTGGGCAACAATACAACAGGTAATTGACAGAGAATATGATAATTTATTTTATATGTCAAAAGATTTACAATATGTTGATACACATAAACAAATTAGTAATAAAATTAATAGAGATGAAAAACAAGTAATACCAGGATTCACGTTAACACAAAAAACAAGACCACTTGTAATTGCAAAGTTAGAAGAATTTTTTAGAGAAAAATTATCTATAGTACATTCTCAGCGATTAATAGATGAATTGTTTGTATTTATATATAACGGGAATCGAGCGGAGGCAATGAGAGGTTACAACGATGACTTGGTAATGTCTTACGCTATGGGATTATGGATACGAGAAACAGCTCTTAGATTACGAGCTGAAGGTATAGAATTACAGAAAAAAACAATGAGTAGTATAACATCAAATCAAGGTGCATATACAACTGGAAATAACCAAAATGAATCTTGGACTATGGATATAGGTAAAAAACAAGAATCATTAGAGTGGTTAATTAACTAAAGAGGTAAAAATGGCTGACAAATCATTATTCGGTAGATTGCAAAGATTATTTTCTACTAACGTTATTGTAAGAAACGTAGGTGGAAAAAAATTAAAAGTGGCTGACACCAGCCGTACACAGTCTATTCCACATAACAATCTTATTGATAGATATCAAAAATTATTTACTAATTCGGGTCTTAGTGGATATTCAGATACAATGTTAACAAAAACAATGCGATTGAATTTATTCAAAGACTATGAAAGTATGGATAATGACCCTATAGTATCATCAGCTCTTGACATTTACGCTGACGAATCTACAATGAAATCAGAGTACGGTGAAGTTTTAACTATAAAAACTGATAACGAACAAATTAAACAAATATTACATAATTTATATTATGATATTGTTAATATAGAATTTAATCTATGGCCGTGGATTCGTAATATGTGTAAATACGGTGATTTCTTTTTAAAATTAGACATAAATGAAAAATATGGTATTACAAATGTTATACCGATGTCTGTTTATGACGTTTCAAGAATGGAAGGTTTAGACCCTGAAAATCCAGAGTATGTAAAGTTTTTAGTAGAATCAACTACAAATGAACATAGATATAAATCTGAAACATCTGCAACAAGAGAAGAGTTAGAAAACTATGAAGTAGCTCACTTCAGATTACTTTCCGATTCTAATTATCTTCCGTATGGTAAATCACAAGTTGAAGGTGGTCGTAAAATTTGGAAACAATTAACTCTTATGGAAGATGCTATGTTAATACATCGTATTATGAGAGCTCCTGAAAAAAGAGTATTTAAGATTGATATAGGTAATATTCCACCATCTGAAGTTGATAATTATATGCAACAAATTGTAAACAAAATGAAAAAAGCACCTGTTATAGAAGAAGGTACAGGTGATTATAATTTAAAATACAATATGCAAAACATAACTGAAGATTTCTTTATGCCAGTTCGAGGCAGTGATAGTGGCACGAGTATTGATTCTCTTCCAGGTTTAACATATGAAGCCACAGAAGATATTGAATATCTAAAAAATAAATTACTAGCTTCATTGAGAATACCTAAAGCATTTCTTGGATATGATGAAGCAGCTGGTAGTAAAGCTACTTTAGCTGCAGAAGATGTTCGTTTCGCTCGTACTATTGAACGTATACAACGAATAACTCTTTCAGAGTTAACAAAGATTGGAATTGTTCATTTATATGCACAAGGATATACAGATGCAGATTTAGTTAATTTTGAATTAGATTTAACAAACCCATCTACAATATATGAACAAGAAAAGATTGAGTTATGGGGAAATAAAACAACTTTAGCAAAAGATATGATAGAAAACGGTTTAGTATCTTCAGAATGGATATATAAAAATATATTTGAATTTACTGATGATGAAATTAAAAAAGAAGATGTTAAGATTACATTTGATTATAAACAAAAATTTAGACGTTCACAGATTGAAAATGAAGGAAACGACCCTAATAAATCCGGTGAAGCTCAAGGAACACCATCAGATATGGCTATGGGAAGAACTAATCACGAATTAGACGATAAAGGTGGTTCACCTCCCGGTGGATTTGAAGGTGCCGGTAGACCTAAAGAAATCCCACATCACGGTAAAGACGGTAGTGCAAGAGGTAGAGACCCACTTGGAGCTCACGATAAGAAAAAAGGTGGCAGTGGTGCCCCTAAATATGGTAAGGCATTAGCACTCTCACACTTTGATAAATTAAAAAAATCATTGAAAATGGGGAAGACTGATGTAAAAATTATTAACGAAACATCTGAACTTGAAGAAGAATACCAAAACGAGGTAAGTTCTTTAACTAAAGATGCTTGAAATGAATAATTATTGGTTAACTTTATATTTATTTATGAGTAAATATAATTAAAATATTGGAGTATTTTGTAATGACTCGGAAATTAAAGCATTCTAAAATAAAGAATACAAGTATTCTTTTTGAATTATTAACAAGACAGATAACTGCAGACGTATTAGCAGGAAAAAGTACAAAATCAGTTAAAATTGTAAAAAAATATTTTAACGAGAATACAGAATTGGGTAAAGAACTCCAATTGTATCGTCTATTGTCAGAAAAACACTATGAATCTGAGAGTAGAGCTAATGATTTAATAAATATCGTCTTAAAATCAAGAAAAAAATTAAGTAATTCTAAACTTCGTAATGAAAAATATAATTTAATTAAAGAAATTAAAGAAAATTATAATTCAAATGATTTTTTTAATGGTCGTATTTCAAATTTTAAACTTTTAGCTTCTATTTATAATACATTTCAGGCAGAAACTATAGAAGAAACATTTAATCCAGAACAAACTGTTAATGCTAAGTTCACTATATTAGAACACATTACAAGTAAAAAAATTAGTTCTGAAGAAGCTAAAGCACACGTCTTAAAAGAATATAATAAATCAGACAAAGATTTAAGATTACTTGCTTATAAAATACTTGTTGATAAGTTCAATACAAAATATAAGACATTAAACGAATCACAAAAAAGTTTACTTAAAAATTACATTAATAATGTAAGTAATACAAATTCTTTACGGGGTTTTGTAAACACAGAGGCAAAGAAAATTGATACAGCCTTAAAACTAAATCTACCACACGTAACAGATAAAATAACACAAATTAAATTATCAGAAGCTATTAACCAAATTAATAATTTAACAAAAGGTAAAATAGTTAAAGAAAAACAAGTTTTAACATTAATGAGATATTATGAATTAGTTAAGGAGTTAAAAAATGTCCACAAAACTTGAAGCTTTAAAAGCATTAGTAAGAGAGTTAATTAAAAAAGAATTAGATGAAGCATCTGTAACCGGTAATCTTGATGGTGGAGCAGGTCCTCCAAAAACACCATTTGCGTTTAAGAAAAAGAAAAAGAAAAAAGATGAATCAGTAAATGAAGCTGGAACTAAATCTATAGATAGTAAAGAGTTGTTAAACTTTTTAATGAAAAGATTTAAGATGAGTAAGAGTCAAGCAATCGCTTCAATGAAGAAACATAAAATGGATACGTCTTTTCTAAAAAAAGAATCTGTAAGTGAAGGTACATTTCACGTAAAAGTAAATGAGGTGGGCAGTGTTTTAGTAGACGCCAGTTCTAAAGGTGAAGCTAAAATGAAAGTAGCTAAAGGACTAAAACGTGGTGTTAAAGCTATTACAAGTGTAACCAGAGTTACTACTTCTGCAGCAAAACAAATTGATAAAAAAATTGAAAATGTAACTGAAGGTAAATACCACGATTACAGAAATGACGAGTCTCTAACACCAAAACAAAAAATTGGTATGTCAATGAGAGAAGTTCGAGACAAGTTAAATGAATTAGATAAAATTGTTAAAATGAATGTGAGATTTAAAAACGAAGTAGGGGTTGATTCCACAACCTATTGGAAAAATACTCACAATGCAATGAAAAAAATTAGTGAGAGGTTAGTAAAACTAGCAAATAAAGTCGGTCAACTTTACTAATCCTATAATGAAACCATCTTGGAATAAAGATGGACTTAACTTTTTAGGTAGATTGTTAAGTCTATCTAACTTGAAACGCCGTTGGATTATAGAAGAGACCAAAGTAAAAGGTGAAGAGCCAAATAAAATAGAAACGATAAATTTTATTAATCGGTGGATTAAAAGATTAGAAGATTTAAAAAACGAAATAATTAAAACACGGAGTTAAATGTGAAGAACTTAATAGTAGATTACTTACCATTTGAAATAAAACCAGAACAGATTAACGAATCAATGAAACAAAACAACGGTAAGTTGATTGTTCGTGGTATATTACAACGTGCTGAAGCTAAGAATCAAAATGGTAGGGTTTATCCTCGTGAGATTTTACAACGTGAAGCTAAAAAGTACACAAAAGAATTTATATCAGAACGTAGAGCTATGGGAGAACTTGACCATCCAGAGAGTTCAGTAGTTAATCTACAAAACGTATCTCATAATATCAAAGATATGCATTGGGAAGGTGATAACCTCTTAGGTGAAGTTGAAGTATTAGGTACACCAAGTGGTAATATATTAAAAGAATTATTTAAAGCAGGTATCAAATTAGGTATCTCTTCAAGAGGTATGGGTTCAGTAGAAACTGTTAGTGAATCTAATGGTGACGAAGTAACACAAGTTCAACCAGATTTTGAACTTATAGCTTTTGATTTCGTTTCTAATCCATCTACACACGGAGCTTTTATGCATCCGGCTGGTGTAAATGAATCTGTAGATAAAAATCAACCAATGGGTAGAACCTGTGGTGACTACTGTAAGGTAGAATCAATCATTAACGATATTATGAGAGGATAATAGTGTGAAAATTTTAAAATCATATAAAAAAATAGCAAAAAGTATGTTGACAGAACATGCTTGGGATAGAAAATTCGGTGCACCACTTCCCACACTAGAGGATACAGCTAGAAAACACGAACAGAGTGGGAATTATAAACCAGGAGAACCAGAACATAAAGAAGGTGACGTTTGGCAGACATCAAGTGGTTGGGCAGCCTGGAAACCAGGTGATAAAGCAGCAGAATATGGTATTCAATCTAAAAAAGCAGCTGAAAAATATGCAAAAGGTGAAAAAGTAGGAGCTGATGATGGTGACAATGACGAAGAAGAACCAGCAGGTAAATTAGGTGGTGGAGATTTTGATAGAGATGGTGGAGATAAAAAAACAGGTTTTACATCAAAAAATAAACCACAACCAGCAAAAGATTTAGCTAACGACCCATCAGTAGATACAGGTCCAGATTCAAGAGGTACATCGTGGAGTGGGGATTATTATGGTTCTGATGATTCTGCAGAATGGGAAAATGATTACAATAATGCTGAAGAAAATGAAGATAAAGAAAAATTAGCACAAATTAAATGGTTTGGTGAAAAACAAGGTTGGGGTGATAACGGTGAATTAGGTAAAAATGAAACTTTGAAAATTGATGGCAAAATGTATAGAAAAGTTCAAGAACAAAAAGAAACTACTACTGATAAACATCCTTTAAGAAAAACTTATGAAAAAATTGGCGGAAAATAATGAATAATTACAAAAATATGATGGATAAGTGGAGAGGGTGGAGACTTGACGAAGTCACAGAAAACGAAACAAGTTTGCCATTTGAGGTAATTGGTAAAAATTCAATAATGGTAAAGGGTAGAAAACTGTCTGCAAAATTAGTATTTAGTGGTAATGATTTAAAAGATATTGTTGATGGTAAAAAGAAAAAAGGTAAAGTAGTACTGGCATCAGTAAATATAAAGTAGGAAAAATGATGATAAAATTAAAAGATATGCTTAGTGAAAATGTTTGGGATAGAAAATTTGGAGAACCTCTACCCACTTTAAAAGATGTAGTTATCAAACATAATAAAATAACTGAAGATGGTTGTGGTTGTAATGAAACAACATCTTGTGCATGTGAATCGGTGAATGAAGGACCAGATGAAAAGATTAAAGCTAACAAAGAATTACAAAGAGTTATGAAAGCTGAAGCAAAACTTCGTGAGAGAATGATGAAGTTAGAACAGATTTTTTTAGACGACCCACGACCAGAAAATCAAAAATTAGCAAAAGAAATAAAAGAATCCTATAAAAAACACGTAACTACATTTATGAAAGATGTTATCAAACTTACTAAGAAAGTAAAATAATATGTTAAAATTAAAAAATTTATTAAGTGAACACGCTTGGGATAGAAAATTTGGTGAACCTCTTCCTACTTTAAAAGATGTTGCTGAAAAACACCAAGTAACTGAACACACAGTAACATTTACAAAAGATGAGATGGAAAAATTACATAGTGATGGTCAAGTCGTAAAGGCCGACCCTGACGG